TCCTTACGCGCCGCAGCAATACCACCGGGGTCGGTCATCATGGACTCCGTGTGGGCGGAGTCCGCCAACATCGCCATACCGAAATCGACAGGCGCCTCTTTCGAGAACGCCATGTCCCAAGCCTTCTTGTTCCGGTCAATACCGAAACTGTCGGCGCCTGGACCACCAGAAAGCACGGCGGCTGTTGCCAGCCCGCCAACTTTACTGTACCCGGTCCCCAGTGCGCCAACAGGACCCTTGTCCCATTCATCACCCTGCTTGCCAATGCCGAGACCGTGCATGGCCCACAAGGTAGGCCCCGTCGTGATCGACTTTGCAACGTCGTCTATCGCAGCCCCGACAAACCCCCCGACAGCCCCCGTCACGCCCACGGCGTTACGAGTGTCATTCAGCAGCCCCGTGTTTGACTTGTTCGCGTCAAACGAGGTCAGGTCAGAACTTGCCCCACGCCACAGGTACATGTTCGTGGGCATCACGTATGAGCCGATGGTTGAAGCCACGCCGGCTATCTTTGACAGCCAATCGTCACCCGCCACTGTGGCCCCTAACGTGTATGTTGTTTAGAAAAGTGCAAGAAGGGCAGATACGCTGTCCTTATAAGCCTGCGTTGCATATTGGGATTGAGCCTCCGCCAGCAAGGCCGGCAAGATCGGGCCATACTTGGCCCTAATCTCAGCGGGCGTGTCACCTTTTGGCAGATTCAACGCTGACTGATCAGACCCCGGACCCGCAGCCGCACCCGCCGTGACCGGCTCACCGGGATTCTGGGTGGGTGCGCCAATCTGCGTTGGCATCTCAGGGGCGGCGCCTCCCGGCGCAGGAGTAGGTGCACCGGGGGGCGAACCCATCGGCGCACCTGCCTCAACAGCCTGGAAGTCCTTGTTCTCGCCGTACTTCGCGTCCGGCAGGGACATCATTGGCTGCGGCTTACCGTCAGTCCTCTGACTCAGCGCACCAGGACCCGAAACAGCGGCTGGATTAGCTGGCGGGTGTAGTCCCCCACTAGGCATCGCGGTCTCCGTTTATCCGCTGCATTGCTTCCACCATCCAGAGTTTTTGTTCCTTGCTTGCGCTATCACGCGAAATCATTGTGTGAAGGTCGCGGAGCAAAATCGTGAAGCCGTCATCGTGTAGCGGCTCCCAAGGCATTGGCCCCATCGCACCACTAGGCATTAGGTTCTCCCGATCTGGAACATGTGGACGAGGAACGCCACGACGGTGAACGCAACCAAGCCCAGGATCAGCGGCCCGAACAGATTGTTGGACATGCCTTCGCGGAACTCCGTGGTCATGTACTCGTGGTTGTTGGCCCGCGCCCACAGGTCAAAGATGATCCAGTAGGCGTTCGCCAGAACGATGAGGCCAACCCATGCCCAGACGCCAACCGTGCTCTCGTCAGGCTGGTATGGGCCGGTCATGCGGCAGGCATCGAACGCTGAACGGCTGCGCCCATGTTGGACTGCCCATTGCTACCCATGCGAGCCATGAGCTGCATCAAATCGGGCCTGCCCTGCGGTGGACCCGTAGGACCACCACCTGGCATCGGCGGGCCTGCCTGCCCAGGCGGCATCTCAGAACCGGGCGGACCCTGAACCGGAGGAGAGGAGGGGTCTCCGGGGGCCACTGCGCCGGGAGGCGCCTGAGCAGGATCGGGGGTTGGTGCCGGGGCGAAAACCTTCAGCACAATGTCCTCAATGGCGTCACCCGCAATAATGCCCTTCGTCACGGCAGCCAAAGCGTGCACCAACGCGGACGGGTCCGTACCGGAGGCGACCATTTGCGGCAGAGCCTGCGACGACGCAGCCATGGTCTCAATCAACGCCTTGCGCATGTGTTCAAGGTTGATCTTCTGAATCTCCTCGGACACGTTGATGTTCGCCGGCAGGTTACGCATCGCATAATCCTGCGACAGCAGGTTCGCGCCGTAAGCCTGCAGAATGTAGATCAGGGACCGGTTGGAGTCCATGCCCGCAAGGAACCCGTACTGCACGTCAATGGTGTGATCCCCGGCAATGTCCTTGCTCGGGGTGTACGTGATCTTGTACGGTACGCCGGCGTCCTGCCCGCGCACTTCCTGCTTCTTGTTCGGCCACAACGCCTCGTCCATGGCGAAACAAAGCTCAACGACCTGCTTCAGCGCAAACTTCATCATCTCTTGCGCCTGCGCCTGCTGCGTACTGAAGCCCTCCATGAGGGCATCCATGCCCGCCCCAGTGATAACGGATGCGTTTGTCTGACCGCTACGGGCCTCAGACGACATGCCACCAAGCTGCATGTCCTGCCGCAACCACTCCATCGCCTGGAATGAGGCCGGCGGAACATCAACCTTCAGGCGTTGCACACCCTGCGGGTTATTCGTTTGCAAAACAGCGTCAGGGCCGAACGCAATATCAGTTACGTCCGGGGGAACAATGATCGGGGCACGAACGGCCTTATCGGCAGCCTCAAGGGCCAGAATCTGGAACTCGTTGCGCGCAATCTGCGGCCACACCAGGTCGTCATACTGCCCGCGCAGCACCTGACCCAGTGTTCCGTGCCCTGACGGGCGCGGCACGCACACGTAAGGGCACTCACCGGTCGGGTTCGCATACGACGCCAGCAGGTAGTTGCCCAGATCAGGCAGGTATACGACGGTGATTTCCTCATCGGAGTACCGCACGACCTTGAAACGGTCCCCACCCACCAGCGCGCCAGGATGGTCCTTACGCAGCGCCGCCACCTTCGGGTAGTCGGCCTCAATGGCGTTCGCATACTGGTAGAAAATCTTCGCTGCAGCAACCGTTTCCATGTTCCGGTTCCACAGCGGGTAAAAGTAGGCCGAATCCTCGGCCCGGATGCGCGGGATTGAGGACTCCCAGTCCGGCTCCACCGAAAACACCACAAGGCCGTAACAGTTGTACGAATCTGCAGCGTCAGGCATTTGCGCGGCAAGATCGCTATGGGCCAGGTAGTTGTTCGCAACCTTAGAGCGCTTATCCGCGAACTTCTTACTGGCATCCGACAGCGAGGAGGACCCGGAGCAGTTAAACGACGGCAACGGTGTCAGTTTCGCAGCAAAATCCCGCGCCATATTGTCCACAATGTTCGCAGCCACAGGGCGAGGCCACTCAGACGGGAAGATGCCGGGCGCGATCTGGTCAAAGTCCCCATGACGCACCGCACGCACCTGCATCGCAGAATAGTCGCGTGTCGCGTACTGCAGGCGCAACGACTCAACCTTGCGAACAATGTCCGCCATCTTCTCAGGACTCAGCGGGGTCACTGGGGGCTCGTTTGCTCCCTCGACAGCTTCCTCTATCTCAGCCATGTGATCCTTACTCAGTGGGCGTTAGCGACAAACTGCCTACTGGCAGCGCGGCGACTCAAATACTTGTTGCTGACAAAGGCCGGCAGGGGGTGGTCTCCACCAGAGACGTACAACCGGGCCCTGGTCTCGGCAAACCACAGGGCCATCGGCCCGTCCTGGCGGAGCTTTGAGCCGGACTTGCCCGGCACCCAGATAATCAACTGGTCAATCAGGGCCTTCACGCCCTGAGACGAGTCCGGGTCGGGCAGGTGGATGATGTTGTCCTTATTGTGCTTCAGTTTGCCGCCCGCGGTCTCCGGGGACAGTGACCCAAACAGGGACTCCATGCTCGCAACACCAAAATCAGGATCAACCTTGTTACGGCCCGTGTAGTGGGGGCTGATCTTGATGCCACGCTGGCGGCAGTAGTCCATGACCCGCTCATCGTGATACAACCAGTTGGAATACCCCTGAGCCTCAACAACCCACTCGGTGATCCCATACAACGGGGTCAGTTCCTCAATGCGGGCCGCATACCACGACGGCAACGTGTCGTTGCCCATGAACGCATTCAAAACCCAGCGTTCCTTCGTCGCCCTGTCAAGGGCGTACACGAGGATGAACGCCTCCCCCGTGCCGGCTGGGTCAATAGACCCCATCACCTGCATGCCCTCAGCACCAAACTTCGGGTGACCCCAAGCGCCAGCCTTCAACGGACCAGCCTTCCGGCGACCTTCCACGCACCCCCGCACACATTGGGAGCTGAACGTCATGTCGTCGGAAGTCTGCTGCTGCTGCCACACCAAAGCCCAGATCATGGGCCGGTTGTCGGCACGCGCCTCCGCACAAGAAGGGCCATCCCACGCGGGATACAGGCCATCCTTGTCGGGCTCCACCTCAAGGTTCTCGTCCAGCGGCTGGCTGGACTTGGGCCAGAGGGTCACCCAGTCTTTAGGGTCCTCCGCGTACTCCAACACTGCCGGGGTGCGCAGGACCGTCCACGGGGACTTCCCCGTAATGTAAATGTCGTCATTCAGTACGTGCGAGTAGAGGTCCATCGGCGCGACACGTGTTCCGACAAGGGCGACGATTCCGGTTTTGTTTCGGGACAGGATGGTTCGGGTGAGCCAGTCGAACTGCTTGGCGTAGGCGTGTGAGTTGTTGTCATCAATTGCGTCATCAAGAATGATAAGGTCAGCGCGTCGACCATAGATGCCAGCTCCGATGCCAACCGCGACGACGCTTGGGTCCTTAGCAGCCTTGTCCGCAGCATCCAGGTTCCTGTCAGCCAAGTAGATCAGCGAGTTGGCCCAGCGGCCCTCGCCACGTTGCGGCTTAAAGCCATCAGGCGGGCCATACGCCCGCTGCATGTCAATGAACTCGGGATCAGTCAGCATCGTCTTGATGCTGTGCAGGAACGTCGCAGCGAACTCCTGCGTCTTGCTGATAATCACGATGCGGATGGCCGGGTTCAGGCACAGCCGGTACGTCACATACTCCTGCGTGATCACCGTGGACTTGCCGTGGTGAGGCGGGCAGTTGATCAGAACCCTGCGCGGT